TTTGTCCATACCATTTTGAATCTATCTTGTTTTGTTTGATAGTATTCTTTGTATGAGCGAACAGTTTGACCTTCATGCATGCATTGTGGTTCGTGTGTCATTGCAAGCTTGAATTCGGTGAATGGTACATGTGGAATATTTTGTGGTGGTTTTACTAGCCAGTACTTTAACCTTTGTGTACTATGCTCTTTACCATAACGATAAGTATATTCGTTTAGTAAAGCAACAAAGTGATCATAGTGCCAACGATAGTTGTAAACTGATTCCATAGTCCATACAGTACATGGATGACCATGGTGGACTGCTTTGTAAAGTACATCTTCCATTTCTTGTTTAGGATGTACCCAGTAATTAATCATTCTTTTACCAGATTTTGACGGACGTTTTTCGACGTAACCATCCAGCATCCGATGAGCTGTAGATAACATTTGCGCTGACTCTACAATCATTTTAACAACATGTTTATCACATTGTAATTGAGCTGCTGTGACAGGATTGATATCAAGGACAAAAATATTCATAGTATACTCCTCCGCTTAATAGCGATAATTTATTATACACAGATTTCACGGAGAAGTACACAGTTAATTTCCTCCTAACCTACTTTTTTCAGTTCAGCAATGTGGTAGTCTAAAAAGTCTTTACGTTTACGCACCTTGTTAGCAATGTCAATCTTTCCCTTGTTAACCAGTTTATGCACATAATTTTCTAAGTCTCTTGAATCCCTCTTCAATCTTTCGATTTTTGCTGATATCATACTTGCTTATCTCCTAAGTAAAAAAACCACCGAAGCCGAAGCTCAGTGGTTGAATTTAGTTTGTTAGAATGATTGCCGCATTAGCCTTCGTCTTTCAATAATCCTGGAAAGGCTTCGTCGATTACTGGTCGACTTACACCTTCCGGTTTTGTCTTACCGATCATACTTATGACCAATTTAGCATCTTCGGGGTGAATACCTTCTAAAAGCTGAATATAGCGTTTCTCTCGGTCGAAAGTTTTTAGGTTGTCTCCTGGACCACCCGTTACGAACCATCGAAATTCTTTATTCTTATTTACAAGGTTAGTTGGTACACTTTCAGCGTTGTTCGGAGTATAAGGAGGTGCTCCGTCAGGTAAGTTGAAAGTAACAGTAGTGTCAGTTGACCCACGTAAAATGTCTTTTAAAGCCCATGTTTCATTGTCTTTTAAAATTTTAATTTTGTCAGCTTTTGCTCGTTTCTTACGTACATCTTCTAACACTTCATGAACAAGTTTCATTAAATAAATTCTCCTACACATTCAATCAATAATTTACATCGTTTTTGAACAAGGTAAGGAAACACTTTAGGACGATTGCCCCATGGATCCTGCTGTTCGAAATTATTTATAATACTTTCTTTTACAGGTTCTGGACAATTTGTCAGATCGATAAGTTGCTGATTCCTCTGATAATTGCGGTATATTTCATCACCAAGAGCGCGTGGGTCATCCAGTAAGGCCGCCTTCTTCTTGGCGGATAATATACCTTGTCTTCTGCCATCTACAAAAACATTATCGTCAGATAATACATTTGGTACGCCATCACCGGTGTCACCTTTGAGAATATGCTCAGCAAGATACGTACGAGGATTAGGTTCTACGACAAACTTCTTGAGTAGAGGAGAAAACTGTCTAACGTTCTTGTGAACTTGTAATTGTTTAAAGTCACCATCAGCTGAGACTATCATAACAGGTTCGTGTTTACCAAACTCTTGTGTCTCGAGTGCAAGCTGTGCAATCACGTCATCAGCTTCACACCCATCTTCGTGCATAACTTTGTATGGAAAGTTTTCTTGTATCTCTTCACGTACTAAATTGATAATACGAAACACTTCATTCCAATCAATAGTAGACTCACTACGTTTCTTTCTACGTGATGCTTTGTATTGAGGAAATGCATCTTTACGCCAATTGTTCATACCGTCTGCAACGACAACCATCTCACCATATTCTTTGTGAAACTTCTGTCGATACATACGAATAGAATTAAGTATCATATGGCGGATCAGACCTTCGTCTGCCGCCAACTTTTGTACTGCAACATTGCCGATTGCAATGGCGTTATAATCAAGTAATATCATTACCAATCCTTATATTCTTGTTCCACATTCTCATTGTAAGAAAATCCTGCATTATATGCATCAATCTCGTCTTCACTCATTTGTGGTTCGTCGATGAGTTCCGAAGTGCCAGTAGCACCAGTATACAAATGAGGAAAACGGCCACGCCTGTAATAGCTATCAGCCATGCCACGATCGAAAGCACCTCCATGCCTTCTGTCCCGTGAATCAATGTCCACATTGTAGAGTTTTTCACCATAATAATATGTTCCTTCTATTGGAGGGTGAACTGTAATAAAACCATCGTCTTCAATCAAAGGTGCCATAATCCAACATCCTCTCTTTGCTAATGTTAGTGCGAACATTTTCTTTGTTCGCCCACGCTTCCATAACGCGTTTTGTTGAAACCATAGACCACTTTAGTTGTCCATCACTGTTTCGTTCAGTCCAAAGATTTGAATGCTTTGCATCCGCTTCGTAAGGACAATTGAATGTCTCGAGGTATAATCCACCTCGAGCATTTGATGCTTTAACACTCCACACACCCATTATGCTGCCTCCCTTTCTTTTAAGAAATCAACTAGAGTCATTTCGTACATGAATTCGAATCCCATCATAGCACACTCGTACACTTGACCGATTTCGTTATGTGACCAAGCATTGTCACTATGTACGATGAAATGATCTCCCATCATAGAAGAACGTAAACCGTATAGTTCACCGTCAATCTCATGCAAAGGTGCAAGAACTTTAACGTCGTCATTGTTATCAGGATTTTCGTAGAACTTTTTGCTCCATGAACCCATAATGTTTTGTGTCCATCTGTAAGCATATTCACATGCTGCTGACTCAGTTGTAATATGTGCAGGAATTGTAACTTCTGCAACTCTTACTGATTCTGATTCTGTATCAGCCGGGTGAGCCATATGTATAACTGTAACTTTCATTTTCATCTCCTTCATGATATAATAATATACTACACTAATTCATATCGAATGTACACAGTTATTTTGCTGTTTTGCGCATTTTTTTTATATTTTAGCAAAAGTGTGACATTTATATCACATGCCGATTAGCCCATGCTTTTTCGAAAGGTTCTTTGCAATAAACCATTCTTTCGTGGTTTCCCCATAGTCTTTTAAGATAAGAATCTTTTATTTGTCTTACTACATTATCATTGTATAATGGATTTATTAAATGTCCTTTGACTGCGTAATGTAACTCATTCGCAAACTTTCTCTCTTCGTCGTCCATCGATATCTCCTAGATGTTTCGAGTGGACCTTCAGACCTATGAACTCATTATAATACATGGGATCAAGTAGAACATCTCTATCGAATTGTTCCTTTGCTTCATAATATGATAATTCACCTTTAGTCTTGCATAATCGCAATACTGTTCGAATGAACCTGTCGCCGCCATGAGCTTCGACTAAACCTTTTACTTTTTCATTACTTCCATAGTAATCTTTCCAGTCAGATTCCTTTATTTGTATTCTTTTACGCTTCTTACCTTTGAGAGGCGGCAGTCTACGTTTGGACCATAATGTTTTCTTACCAATGTATTTCTTACCATTAGTTTTATCTTCAATCTCATAAACGAAACCGACCCATAATGAAAGTTCATCATGAGCCGGATTAAATTCTTTATCTTTGTAATACCACATGCATCTATTTATTCCTCATCAAAGTATTCCTCATCGAGGTCAATAGGCGCACCACATAGCGGGCAATGTTCTGGTTCGTCATCTGAATTTAATACTTCTATTACTGTTTGACCGTCACAGACGGGGCACTCAATGTCATAATTTCTTTTTGCCAAGGTCTATGCCTCACACGCGGCACAGTTCATGATATCACGAACTAGCTCCTGTGCGGGATTAGCTGATCGTTGATAATAAAAAGTCTTCACACCTAGTTTCCATCCTTCGATAAGCAATGCGTTTACGTCTTTTGCTGATACGTCTGGATGAATTAATATATTGAGAGACTGTGCCTGATCAATGTGTTTTTGCCGAGCAGCTGCTTGTTGTACAATAATTAGTGGTGATATTTCTGAGAATGTTTTGAATACATTTTTCTCATCTTCAGTTAGAAAGTCAAGATGCTGGACTGAGCCACCACGCTTGAGAATTGATACCCATACTTCTTCATTATCTTGTTCATACTTTACTAGTACATCTTTGAGATATGGGTTACGATATGTGAATTTACCCTTTGCTAAATCCTTTGTAAAGTAATTAGACGCAAGTGGTTCAATCGAAGGTGACACTTGACCTAGGATAAAAGATGACGATGTTGTGGGCGCAATGGCGGCAACCGTGAGGTTCCTCAGGCCGTATCCTTTCATACCCTCGGGCTCACCATACTTCTCTGCAAGTTCTTGCGATGCTTTGACTGATCGTTCTTTTATTTCTTTTGATATTTGTGTATTAAGTAACATAGCATCAAATGATTCAAATGCAATGCCCTTTGATTGTAGATATGAATGCCAACCTAATTGACCTAAACCTAATGCTCTCCAACGTACGGCAAAGTTGTGTGACGATTCCATGAATTGAATACCACGTGTCTTGCGAATATATTCAGTCATGACTGCATCAAGAAATGTTATCATGGTCTCAACAGCATCAGTAAGTTTCCATTCATCGTATGTCAATAGATTCATCGATGCAAGATTACAAACAAATGATTCGTCTTGTGCTGATGGTAACGCAATCTCGGAACAGAGATTAGATGCCCATATTGTACGTTCTTTATCTTTGAGTACTTGAGGCTTGTTGTTGTTTACTGTATCTTTGAAAAACAAATATGGATAACCAGACTCACGACGTTTACGTAGGACTCTTGCCCATATAGTTCGTTTGTCTGCATCTCCATCAATCATCGATTGCATCCACTCATCACCTATAGTAACTCCGAGCGATAGATTCTGAATAGTAGAACCTTCTTCTCGTGTATCTAAAAACTCTAAAATGTCTGGTGATTCGATATCTAGATATACAGCACAAGATCCTCGTCTCACATTACCCTGTGCAATAATATCTACTGTCGTTTCTAATAGATTTGCAAAATGGACTGGACCGTCTGCCGTACCGCCTGTATTGATTGCAGCTCCACGAGAGCGAAGTGAACCAAGGTAAGCTGATGTACCAGCACCCATTTTTGTTTGCATACCAACCTCAGCAGTTTTGCCTAAGATCGATTCCATACGATCTTCTACATAAACTCCATTACACGAGATAGGTAAACCTTTTTGTGTACCAAAGTTTGACCATACCGGACTAGACAAAGAGTAATAACCTCTTGCCATATATGTGCAGAACTTATCTGCAAAGTCATAATCATTTAAAATATCTGCCGCAGCTTCTGCGATATCTCTAATACGTTCTTCGGCGGTCTTACCGCCATCGATGTACCCACGACTGAGAAAAGTGCGTGAGTCATCATTGAGCCAAAAAAAGTCTTCCATAATATTTCCTTAAAATAAGTCGTCAGCAGATATACCTTGACCTTTTGCATATTCAACAGGCCGCTTCTGAAAGAAGTCGGTCATGTTAGCACCATATAGTTCTTCGTCAAACCAGAACGTTTCATCTACATCTGCTTGGTCATATACAATTTCACTATTGTCAAAGCCAATTTGGTCTAGCGAATCCGCCATACGCTTGGCAATGAATGATTTCAAAATAGGTGCACTTAAACCATCAACTTTATAATCTCCCATGATCCAGTCAATTACTTTACTTTCGGCTTTTAGTGATTCAATACACTCATGTTGAATGCGATCCTGAAGTTCTTGATCGAACAGATCAGGATATTCTTCACGCAATGTTTGGATTAATTTGATGCCGACCTGAGCATGCAACATTTCTTCGTTACGTGTATATTGTACTTGTTGAGCACAGTCTTTCATGACAGCTTTATTACGGTTCATATGCATAATAATATAAAACTGACTGAATAGACTTACGTTCTCAACGAACAATGTGAATAGAATAATAGAATAGACGTATTGTTTCTTGTCATCATCGTAATGTTTCTCAAGATACTTACGTAGATAATCCACACGCCCACGGATCACCTTCTCATTAAGGTTCTCTTCGAATACGTGCGTCAAATGTAATACTTCTAAAATCTTTTCGTATGCCAAGTTATGAATAACTTCAGAGTTAGCCATGGCATAACCTAAGTCTTTAATAGACGGATGAGGTAAGTGTTTACCAACATCAGCCCAGAAACTCTTGACCGCAATCTCAATCTGACCAATAGCAGACATAGTTTTAACTATGACCTCTTGTTCTTCTTTTGTTAAATCGGTTTTAAATTGAGAATAGTCTGAACGAAAATTAAATTCATCGGGTGTCCAGAACCCTTTCCAGATAGCGTCTATGAACTGCTTCGTCCATGGATAGAGATCTGGCTTGCGTGCGATCTGTTCTGTGAATAGCATGCGATACTCCGTCTAAGCATAAAGGAATTGCTCCCGCAAATTCAGGCCGAATTGCGGCATTCCAGGTTTAAATTGTTTTTGATTATTGATATTATATATCAGATTACAAATCTTGTAAACAGCTATATGAGCCTATTTTAGAAAAAAAATTACTATATTTTGTAAAAAATTTTATTCTTTTTCTTCTATTGGTTTAGGCTCAGTAGGTGTTACAGCTTCTTCATAATAAGCTATAATAGATTGTTGTTGCTTGATATATCGACGGAGATCACCTATGCCTAATGCAAGGTTCTCATATCCTTTTGGAGTGATAGCAATAAAAACTATCTGGCCGGTTTTAGTCTTAACTTCTTCCAGCTTCGCTTCTAAGTTTTCTTCTGTGATTACGAACCAATCGACAGGTGGCATTTCAACTTTAGCAGGACGTTCTTGGACCGGTATGGTCTTCTCAACGTACTCAGTTGTTACCACTACCTCCGGCTCCACTGTCCTCCCCAGACACCCCGCTAGTATCAACGGGCTCATCAGTAGGAGGGGTAGTTTCATTTTCGATACGATCGATGAGCCTACCGACTGCTCTATCAATTCTATCTTCGAGTCCTTGTGCATTTGTTAATGCCTCCATAGTCAAATCGATTTTAGCAAAGACGCCACGTAACTTATTCAAATGTTCGTTTGATTGCTGTAGTCTCTTTGATAAATCTCTGTTTAGTTTTTCGTTCTTTTCAGCGTCAGCCTTCATAGTGTTTACAGTATTCTGTAATGTCTCGGCTGCTGTCTTTAGTTTTACATTGTTTTCTCTCAATGTATTCATAGTCTCTTGTGACCATAAGTAGTAGCTATATCCGCCATAACCTACGCCACTTAACAGAGACACAAGTATTAAAAATAAATATATTTTAGCCATTTTGTTTAATATAGTCTCTAAAGCGTTTTAGTAAGACTGTCCTTTTCTTTGATCGTCTATCAGTTACATTGATAGGTTTGAAAGCTTTACGTGCATGAGGTGCTAAATCAACTCCGCCTCCAGCAACTGAGTTAGCTGGTGCATCTTCTTCCATTTCTTTTTTCTTTTTCATTTCGATATCTCCGAAACTGTAAAATATATTTTTCTCTGAGAACGTTGATGTACACCTTCATAGATGTCTAATCCCATCACATCACCTACAGGATAACAATCATCTAATATTCTAATCTTATCTTTTCTTTTGACTAGTTCATCGTGTGATTCATTCAGTATTTTATCATTTAATATATTATATACGCCTGGAGAAATTTGTTTTTCGTCTAGCATAAACCACTGTGAGTTTTCATTTATCAGGTCCAATGGATCTATGCCTGATTCTATAATAGCTCTTTCAGGGTTTATGCCATACTTTTCTTTTAGTAAGAACAGAGCGGAAGCGAAGGAACCGACTTTACCGCCTGGTATTAATTTCTTTATATTATATACTAGTCTATGGAATAATGTATATACACCTTTTTCTTCTGGCGTTTTAGGACTTTTTAACTTTTTGCCCTTTGCATCAATAAGGCCCATCTTAAACGCCTTAGTCTTATCGAACGAAGTCGTTAATAGTTTTAAAAATCTAATTGTATATACCAGATCTCCGGCACGTGTCAAAATAGGCATCAGATTTTCCTTAACGCTTCGATTGCATTCTTATCCATTTTAATATCTACCATCTGTATATCTGTAATATGTCTTAAGAATACTAAGAATGGTTTTATTACTTCTAGTTGTTGTTCGCTCATCTTAAATAATAAAATATTCAAGCTAGCTTCGATACCAAATACATTAAATATAACTATAACGTGATTAAGTATCAAGCGATCAGATAACTGACCTGTTTCTAAGTATCGGTTAACTAACCGCTTGACATATTTAAACCTGTTAAGGTCCTCGTTAAATTCTTCAGC